GATTGGCGGCGATACCACAAAATTACAAACTGCCCTGAAGGGGGTTAATACAGAGATCAGGAATACCCAGAGCCAGCTGAGGGATGTCGATAAGCTCCTGAAACTGGATCCGGGAAATACGGAGCTGTTGGCTCAGAAGCATAGGCTTTTGGGCGATGCGGTCAAGGAAACGAAGGAAAAGCTGGAGACATTAAAGACGGCGGCCGAACAGGCGAATACCGCTCTTGCGAACGGTGATATCTCTCAAGAACAGTATGACGCTCTTCAGCGTGAGATCGTGGAGACGGAGCAGAAGCTGAAGTCTTTGGAAGAACAGGCAAAGCAGTCAGGAACGGCACTTCAGGAAATCGCCGCAAAGGGTGAGAAGCTGAAGACTGTTGGTGAGAATATCAGTAATGTCGGAACAAAGCTTTTACCGGTGACTGCCGGGGTTGTAGGGCTTGGTACGGCAGCAGTAAAGACGGCAGCGGATTTTGATACCGCCATGAGTCAGGTAGCGGCGGTATCCGGTGCAACGGGATCCGATCTGGACAGGCTGAGGGACAAAGCCCGTGAGATGGGAGCAAAGACCAAGTTTTCTGCATCCGAGGCGGCTGAAGCCATGAATTACATGGCGATGGCGGGCTGGAAAACAGAGGATATGCTTTCCGGTATCGAGGGTGTCATGAACCTTGCGGCGGCTTCCGGCGAGGATCTGGCGACCACCTCCGATATCGTGACGGATGCGCTGATGGCATTCGGTCTTACGGCGGCTGACAGCGGACACTTTGCAGATATTTTGGCGGCGGCATCCAGCAATGCAAATACGAATGTTTCCATGATGGGCGAGACCTTCAAGTATTGTGCGCCTATTGCAGGTGCTTTGGGATTTTCGGCAGAGGATACGGCTGAAGCTATCGGACTTATGGCAAATGCCGGTATCAAGTCATCTCAGGCAGGTACCGCGCTCAGAACCATCATGAATAACCTGTCCGGGGAAGTGAAGATTTGTGGATCTTCCATCGGAGAGGTGACGGTAGCAACTACAAATGCCGACGGATCCATGAGAGACCTTAGTGATATACTGGCTGATTGCCGGACGGCATTTTCGGGATTATCGGAATCGGAAAAGGCTGCGGCAGCTGAATCATTGGTCGGTAAGAATGCGATGTCAGGATTTTTGGCGCTCATGAATGCCGGCGAAGGTGATATCGCAAAACTGTCTAATGCCATAGCAAATTGTGACGGTACAGCGGCGAACATGGCCGAGACCATGCAGGATAATCTTGCCGGACAGCTGACAATCCTGAAATCACAGCTGCAGGAGTTGGCTATCTCGTTCGGGGAAATGCTGATGCCTGCGATCAGAACCATTGTAGGATGGATACAGAAGTTCGTGGACTGGCTTAACTCTATGGATGAGGGAACCAGAAAAGTGATTGTGACGGTGGCTCTTGTGGCTGCGGCGGTCGGTCCGATATTGATCATTGTGGGTAAGGTGATATCGGCAATCGGTACGATCATGACGATTGTTCCGAAGCTGGCCGGAATCATCAATGCGGCGAAGGGAGTGTTTGCAGCTTTTAATGCTGTTTGTGCCGCAAATCCTTATGTGATCATTATTGCGGCGATTGTGGCTTTGGTGGCGGCGTTTATCTATCTCTGGAATAACTGTGAAGAGTTCCGGCAGTTCTGGATCGACCTTTGGGAAGGCATCAAGGAGATTGCCGTTGCGGTATGGGAGGCTTTGAAGGATTTCTTTACGGCGGCGTGGGAAGCTATCAAGTCAGTTGCCGAAACGGTATGGAACGGGATTAAGGATTTCTTCACCGGGCTGTGGGAAGGGATCAAGAATATCTTCTTTACCGTGCTGGAAGTGATAAAAACGCTTATCACCATGTATTTCACGGCGTATTTCACCGTGATAAAAACGATTTGGAATGCGATATCGACCTTCTTTACCACGATCTGGAACGGGATAAAAACCATTTTCACGACGGTAGTAAATGCCATATCGGCGTTTCTGACAACGGCGTGGAATACAATCAAAACCGTGGCAACTACGGTATGGAATGCGATATCAACATTCTTCACAACTATCTGGAATGGTATTAAGAACGTTGTGACCACGGTGGTTACGGCAATCAGCACATTCCTGACGACGGCGTGGAATGCGATCAGTTCAACGGTCTCGACGGTCTGGACGGCGATATCGAATTTCTTTACGAATATCTGGAATGGCATAAAGAACGTGATTACCACGGCTGTAAATGCCATAAAAAATGTGGTCACGACGGCGTGGAACAATATAAAAAATACCGTGACTTCCGTAGGAAATGCGATAAAAACAGCGGTTACGAATTTGTGGAATAACGTGACTTCCGCAGTGAAAACAGCTATGAGCAACGTGTTTAATGCGGTAAAGAGCGGATTTGCGAATGTGAAGGATCATATTACGGGCTTGGCGTCTCAGGCGTTTAACTGGGGCAAGGATCTGATCATGGGTATCGTGAACGGTATCAAGTCCTGTATCAGTGCCGTAGGCGATGCTGTTTCATCGGTGGCAGATAAGATCAAGAGCTTTCTGCATTTCTCCGTGCCGGATGAAGGACCGCTTACGGATTATGAGAAGTGGATGCCGGACTTCATGAAGGGTTTGGCTTCCGGTATTGAGAAGAGCAGGGGAATGATCACGAAGGCGATGGATGATGTTTCATCTGACATGATCCTGAATCCGAGTGTTACTCCGGCATTTGCGGGTGTAGGCGGTGTGACGGCTTCCGGTGCTGAATCCAGGCAGAGCATCGTTTCGGCAATCCGGGAAGCGGTACAGGGGATGTCCTGGCAGAGCGGCGATATCGTGATCCCGGTTTATCTTGGAGGAACGCTGCTTGATGAGGTGATCGTGAATGCACAGCAGAGAATGAACTTAAGAAGTGGAGGCAGATAAGATGGCTCATTTGCAGTATCTGATTTTCAATAATGAGAATATTCCGAAGCCTGCCTCTTATTCTGTGAGTTTATCGGATGTAGAGGCGGACAGCGGTGGCGTGACGGAAGCCGGTACCACCCAGAGGGATGTTGTCCGTGAGGGCGTGGTGGAGATTGCGGTTTCCTTCCGGGTATCGAAGAAATGGCTGAATAAGTTTTCGGCATATAAGAAGCTGGCAAGCATTACGGTCGGATATCTGGATACGGCAACCAGTACGATCGTGACAACGCAGATGTATATCGACGGATATCAGGTGAAGCTGGTGTCGGATACATCTTACGGATCGCTCTGGGAGGTGTCCTTCACGCTGAAAGAATTTTAAGGAGGGCGGCTATGTATGCGGTAAGTCAGGCCTTCCTGAATGCGGTGAAGGCAAATACAAGAAAATATTACTGGACGGGGAGGATCACGACAAAGGGTGGCGCGGTCTATGATTTTGATCAGGATGACATTGTAAAGGGAAGCGGTGTTATCACTTCACAGTGTTGCGGATCTACGGAGATCGAACTTGGAACTGTTTATGCGGCGGAGCTGGATATCACGCTGTTTTCAGAGATCAACCGTTACACGCTGGAGGATGCTCTGGTGGAGATGTTCTATCACCTGAAGATTTCCGACAGCACGGACAGCTCCGATCTGGATGAGGATTATGATCAGGCGGTCGGAGCAGATGGAATTTATGAGAAGATCCCGATGGGAATCTTTGAGGTGTCCGAGGCAAACCGCAAGGTGAAGTCGCTGGAGCTTAAGGCATACGATTACATGGTGCGATTCGAGAAGCATTTTTCGGCGACGGATTCCATCGGCAATGCTTATGATTTTATGACGTTGTGCGCCACAGCCTGTGATGTTGATCTGGCTCAGGACAGGGAGACGATTGAGGCGATGCCGAACGGATCGGAGAACCTCTCGATCTACCCGGATAATGATATCGAGACCTTCAGGGATGTTTTGTACTATGTAGGTCAGGTGCTGGGCGGATTCTTTGTGATAAACCGTGAGGGCGAGCTGGAGCTTCGCAAATACGGGAGTCAGGCGGCGCTTCTTGTGGAGCGGAGGCACAGGTTTTCATCCAGCTTTTCGGATTTCATTACCAGATATACGGCGGTCAGTTCTACGAATATGCGGACGCAGATTGCTGAGTATTATCATCTGGATCCGGATGACGGGCTGACTATGAATCTGGGCGTGAATCCGCTGCTGCAGTTTGGTCTGGATGAAACGAGGCGCGAG